TCTTCTTGTGTTGCGCCATTATTTATGCCTCCTGATATTCAATCTTTGACCCGAACTGAGGTTCAGCCTTGTAATGAATTTTGGTATATTGTATTATATCAAAATAGATAACTAAGGCCTCACTTCTTAACCTTTTTGCTATTGCCCTTATCAAATCTCTCTTGCATCTCCTGCCCCTCTGTGCTTTTCTTGCTCTTGCCGTCATTTCCATTTGAACCTCCTTTGTTATCTTATTATAGCCAGAAGGAGGTTCGAGGATCTAACTATTTATAAATTTCTTTTATTCGCTCAAATTCAGACATTATACGCTTTTCGCTTAACATCCTATCATACACGATAGTCCGGCTTTTCAATGTATTCTCCCCGATAGCCGGGATAACTTTCCTGTCTATAAAATTCAATAATAGATAAGAATAATTTTCTCCCAAAGTAGATTGAGTCTTTTTCCAAAAACACCAGCGTTCCTGCGAATCATATAGTTCGCAAGACATTTTATAAACCTTAACGCAGGCCTTATAAAAATCCTTATCTCCGAATTTTTCTTTTATAATCTCACAAAGCTTTCCGAAAAGGATTATCAATCTCCAAGCATCATCCGTTAAATGATACTTTCTATTCTGGTCTGAAAAACTGTCTAATTTAAACATAATTATAAATGTGATGGATAACAGCAATCCTGACAATGCATATATCTTTTACCGCCTTCTTTTACTGGCTTGCTGTGGATAGGTAAAAGAATCCAAGTTTGACATCCGCACTTCGGACAAGGCTCAATTCTTTTCTTCATCTCTTCTTCTGTAAGCCTACCTCCTACCAGAGAGGCTTCGTGAACCAATTCAGATAGACTTAACGGCCTTTCCTTAACCTTCAAAATCTTTACCATTCATACCTCCTGTTTATATTAACGATAGCGCGTCATTTATATTTTCAAACCAGAAACCGCATCCATCAAATAGAACCTCCGGCAGAAACGGATAAAGAACACAAACTAAGGGCTTATCTTTATCGTGGATTTTACATAATCTTTTTTCTTTATCAAACCCTTCGCAAGCTTTCTCGATATTAAATCTTTCAAAAGTTATCTCATCATCTTTTATTAAATAGACTTTTGCCGGGCCTTCACAGCATTTCCCGCATCGTTTGCATTCACCTTTAAGAATAAGCCCTCGTTCCTTACGGACCTTTTCGGTAATGCGTTTAAGATATAATTCTGATTCAGTAAATTCTCTCATTTTGGATTTATTATTTCTACCGCGAGAACATTATCTTTATTGATTATCCATTCCCGGCCGGAAGCATCTATAACGTGAACCATCTCATTTTCCCAAACCTTCTGGACATTCTCTATCGTCCTTTTAAGGCCATCTTTAAAATGGATAATTTGAGTATGGCCTCCGACAAGGTTTCCGAAATCTGATTTTACATTTAACCTATCAGGAACTTTAATCCCTGCATCTTTAAGTCGTCTTTTAAAATCAAGATCTTCTATAAGCTTACTTCCTATTTCGCAACTGCAAATAGTAGGAAGAGGAAAACTTATTCGCGTATCAAAATAATATCCTCTATCATTACATTTAGCGCAATTCATAAATCCTCCTATCTTTTAATATTAAGCTGTCTCATCAATTCTCTAAACTCTTCTTTAGTTAAATCTGCCGGATCTCCGAACATTAAATCTACTTCATAAACGTTAATATAAGGTTTTAAAATCTCCGATGCTTTTTCTTTTGCTTTCCTTCCGGCTTCATCTCCGTCATATAAAAGAAAAACATCTGAATATTTGCTTATTAAAATCTGCGCCTGATAATTTGATAAATGCGCTCCGAAACAAGATATAGCTGGTTCACCGAAGCTCCATAACCTAATGGCGTCCCAAATACCCTCCGTTACCCAAACATATTTCTCATTTATATTGTGATTATTAAATAATAATTTTGATATCGGACTACCTTTCGGGTATAAAGCTTTTTTATCAGCCTGTCGAGTTAAGTCGCGAGCTTCAAATGTAATCAAAGAACCTATAGAATCATAAACCGGAATGATTATCCTATCGTGATAATATCCGGAATCAGCCCACGACATATTGAAAAAATTTATAATATCCCAAGCCTTTGCTTCTATATAATTTCTTTTCTTAACTAAATAATCTATTATCCGAGTTTTATCGCTAACGATTCGCGGAAGAGGAATCCTTACCATTTCTTCTTCCTCTTCACTCCGGATTTGTCCCCTGTCAAGTAGCCTTGTAATCTCTTGAGTAGAAGGGAAATTTAAAGAGTCAGGAAAGTTAAACCATTGCGCTATCTGTTTCTCTGCTTGTTCCTTCTCTATCCCTAAAACTCTCTGGACTAAATGTATAGTATTCCCTTTTGAATCACAACCGAAGCACTGCCACATACCTCGCCTATCGCCTAAAATTGAAATAGAAAACGAAGGGGTCTTATCGTCATGCTCAGGGAAAGGACAATGGCCTACAAATTCTTTACCCTGAATTTCTCCCTCTATTCCGAGTTTAGAAATTAAATCCAAAACATCTACTTTTTCTATTACTTCTTCGTGTCGCATTTATAATCTCCGCGCTGAACCTTAACCAGAAACTCTCTCAAGGCCTTTATGTTTATATAGCCATCAATACAAATCTCCTCATCTCCTTTATCACTTTCTTTTTCAGTAAAATCAATATAAGAAGGCTCTCCGTGGATCTTGCTTCGTTCAAACCTAAGCATTTTTTCAAACTCTAATATTAAATTCTCTCCTTCTCTCATAATTTAGCTATTATCCTACCGCAATCATAGCATCTATATTCCTTGTAGAAATACTTTTTGCCATCATAGCGGTGTATCTTGCAAACCATTTTGTGAAATCCCAATTTACAAAGTATTTGTTGAATTATTTTCTTCACGTGATAATTTTATCCTATCGTAATCACTAACGATGTCTAAAAATCTGTTCTCACAACCTTCTCTTATTTTTATAAATTGAAGTTTAGTCTGATCCATCGCCCTCATCTGACTCGTCTGGATTATCGCTATACAAATATCAGAATGAGCTGCTATCTGCTGTCTGGCTAAGCCTACATCCCCGAAACTTAATTCAGCTTTTTCTTTAGCCTGAACCAATAGCTGAGCTGCTGACCAGACCGGAACATTCAACTTCAATGCTAATCCCTTTATATTACGCACTATCGCGCCTACATAACGCCAATCCATTGAGTTCGAGTAAGACCCTTCATTCGGACTCATTATCCCGGCATAGTCAATTACCACCATATCAGGCTGGAATAGGCCGGAGATACGAGAAAGCTCAGATTCGATTAACCTACAAGAACATCCTTCCGGAACACCGATTATTTTTAAGCTATTTTCCTTTAACTTCTTAATATAAGATTCCCATTGAGTAATTTCTTCATCAGTTAATTTAGCCCGCCTGAACTGTCTGTATCTTATCTGAGTAAGATTAGAATCTAAACGATAAGCCGTTTGTTCCGGAGTCATTTCAATGGTAACTAATGCTACTTTAAATCCCTGTAATAATCCGGAGATACTTATATCCTGCAACGATATAGATTTACCACCCTCCGGAGGAGCTAAGAATATTCCCAACTCTCCTTTTCTTAAACCGCCGTCAAGTTCATAATCAAGCTTTTCTATCCCTGTGGGAATGCAAATCTGTTTTAAAATTTCTGGATTATCTCTCCTCTTAGTCAATAATTCTTTTCGCCCTTTAAAGTCCGTAACGAAATCTATTATTTTAACCTCACGTCCAAAACTTGAAAGTTCAATGGTATCTTTTAATAAAACATCCTGCGCCCTTTTAGGCTCACCTTTGTCGAGCCATCCTATAGCCTCCTTCATCGAGACTCTTAATTTTCTATTAAGATAAGCCTTTTCAATTTCTTCAACGCAATATTTAAAACGATCCTCTGGAAGCTCCTCCGGCTTAGTTAAGAAAGCCGACATATTATTTAGTTCATCTTTATCTATTCCTGACTTCCTAAGCTCGTTTATCAAAATATCTGACTCAGGTGTCTCTCCAAATTTTTTATAATAATCATCTATTCCTTGAAAAATCTTTCTCAGCTGGACTGTCTCAAAGTAATCTATATTTATCCGGGCCATAAGCCGTCTGTCATCATAGCCTTTTATTAAGCCCCGAATTACATCTCTTTCAAATTGGATATTATCCATTATTTACTCTCCGTCTATTGTTACTTTTTCTGGTAATAAAACTACAAATTCAACTATTCCCATCTCATTGACGAATTCAAGACTCCTCATCTTGCCATCAAGACATTTAGCTATCCTTATGTCCTTAACGTCCAAAGCTTTTATTACTTTATAATTTTGATTAGAAGGCTGAGTAATCTCTATCATTTAATTCCCTCCCAAAACTTTTCGCCTTTGACCGTCCTGTAATCACACCCTGCTACTTCAACTATTTTACAGGATCCATAAATTGCCGACATTACTGAATCTCCGTATTTATCTTTTATAGCCTTTACGTTATAATTTGTAGTCCCTATAGTAACCCTTATCCTATTTATTCTTTCCCTGAGAAGTGAATCAAGTTTAAGGCTCATCATAGGCGCAAGCTGTTCTCTGACCCCTTTATATTCTTTACCTAAATCATCTAAGATTAAAAACTCAACCCTCTCTATCATAGTATCGAGCCTGTCCTTAGATTGTTTTGATACGAATGATTCATTTATTAAATCAAGTATCTTAGAAACTGAAATATATTTTACAGTATAGCCATTCTTTAGCGCGTGTTTCCCGATAAGACAAGATAAAGTTGTTTTCCCTGTTCCGTGTTCTCCTGAAAAAATCATCCCTTGCCCCTGTTTAAATGCCTCGTGGATGTTCTCGCAATATAACATAGTAAAATTTTTTGCTTTTACATCGCCTTTAAAGTCCTTCCAGTCGATATCCCAATAAGCAACTGGAATACCGGCCAGAAGGTATTTGGCTTTAAGCTCAAACTCTACTCTCAATGTCTCATTTTTACATCCCTCCTTTTTAAAAATACTTTCTTTCAATAAATTAAGTTCTTCTATCTCGAAAGGAGTAGGATCCACTATCCCGCGAATTAAATTTGACATATCCGGATTCCTCATCTTACCGCCTTGTAGTGAACTAATCTATTTTTAACGTGGATTGAATCCCAC